TTTACGGCTTTATGTGTTTGAGCGCCTGTGGCAAAGTCAAAGGCAGTAGCCGTAACACCTAGAGCAGAGAAACGAGCACGAGTCTCCTCGAACTTCTTACGACCGAACAAGTCCCATGCTTCTTGCTGGGCCTTGTTCTTGTCTCCGCCGTACTTAGCCGCTGCAAGGCCATCGATCTCTGCGCGATACTTGTCATCGCGGTCCCACAACGGAATGTTGCGGTTGAGCATGAAGTCGTGCGCATACTTAAAGAGGGCTTCTTGGATCTGGTCGGTGCTGCTAGCTGCGCTCGACACCAGCGCATCACCAATGCCTGCCGCGTATTCCCAGAACGTCGGGTCTTCACCCGTCATTGCCGCCGGATTGGAGCCAGGCGGAGGCGGCGGCTGGTTGGCTGGTGCGTTGCCGTAGAATGCGTTGTATCGCGCTAGCCGACGCTGAACAGGCGTGCGAGTGTCAATGTTTGGATCAATGCCCACCTTGCGCAGGTATGCAGCCGATCTGTCAGCAACAGACTGGGGTGCAGGCACGGCACCAGATGCAGGGCTTTGATTCGGTTCCATGTTATCGGATTGAGAAGTAGCCTTCGCGCATCATCTTCTTGATGGCTTCAACGTCGTATTGACCTGGAACAACTGGTGCGCTCGGCGGCGCAGCAGGAATAGCTCGCGGCGTTCCAGGCATCACACGGTTTCCATAAGCCTCGATGTTCGGAAGCGTGCCACCTTTATACGTCGGCTTGTAGTTGACCTTATATCCACCGGCCAGCTCGCCAACTCTTTTCGGCACGTCCAACAAACGATCACCTGCAGTGATCAAGCCTGTGCCAACCTTCTCAGCCACAGGCCCAATGGCCTGGCGGGGGATGCGAGTGGAGCGCTCAAGTCCACCTGACACTGTTTTCTTCGCGCCCTTGCCAGCCATCTTCAACGCATCAATCGGGCCTTCGTTGATGACCGTTGCAAAGAACTCCGCAACATCATCGAACTTGGATTTAATCTGGTCTGCGATAATCGTGGTCAGCTTCTGCCCGTTGGGCATGCGCGTGTTGACCATCGAACGAGCCGCTGACTTGATCTCCTTGTTCGTCAACTCAACAAGCTCATCAAAGTCGAAGTAGGCGCTTGCCGCCTTACGAGCAACGGTTTCGACAGCTTGTTGAACCTTGGCCCTAGACTCTGGGTTGCCGATGTATGTGCCGGCAATCGCAGCCGCAGCCTTTGATGCAACGTCGATGTAGTTCTGCTGCTGCAGATTCAAGCTGCTGAACTGCTGCGGCTTGACAATAGACACGCGGTTTTGCGGATCCTTGAAGTACTGCTGCATCGCCTTCATGCCTTCAGGAGAATACCCGAGCCGCTTGGCTGACTGCGCCAGACCATTCAAGTCATCAGCAGTTGACGTGCCAGTAGCAACTTTGTTTAGCCAGTTCTTTGAATCGGGGATTACTTGCTTAAGTAAGGCATCCCGATTCGTTTGAACCTTCTCGGTGCGGTTGAAGTTCTCAGGTTCTGGTTGAGCTGCACCTGCCGCAGAAGTTGTAGCAGATGTGGCGGTTGCTCCAGCGCCGGCAATGGGCTTTGCCGTTTGCGCAGGCTGCTCTGACAACGTGCCTTGGGCTACATCCTCAAGGTCAAGGTAACCCTTGCTCAACAAGTGCTGCGCAACCTCTTGGTCAGTAGCGTTGCGGCCAGTCGTCTGCTGGGTTTGCGCCTCAAACGCTTGAACGATACGGGCGACCTCTGCTTGTTGCGTGGGCTGCAGAGCTTGAATGACGTTCACGCCTTCAGGGATCTGAGGATCCACGACACGCACGCCCATCGAACGCAGCGTATCCTTGGTGATGCGCGTGCGAGCCTGTTCGATCAGCGTGCGAACGTCCGAGCCGCTAGGCGTAGTCGTACCCAACAACTGCAAGATGCCATCCGTGCTGCCAGCGGCAAGTGCCGTCTGCACAAGGTTCTGGTCAACGCCTTGATCGCGCAACAGGTTGCGAAGGATCGGGTCGTTGCTAATCTGTTTGTTGATCCACAGGTCTAGCGAAGCCTTGTCCTCTGGCGTAACGCCAGCAACTTGGCCGTTGTAGAAGACAACAGGCGCCTTGGCGTCTCCAAGCTGCAGCCAGTTCCGCAAGCCTTGTTTGGAGTACTCATCGCGCAAACGCGGATCTTGGTACGGGTTGGGTGACGTCAGCGTGCGGATATTGATCGACGCTTCCTCTGCTGCCTTGACGATGGCCTGCTGATCCGCAGGGCTTTTGGCCCCCCATAATCGCGAATCAAGCATGACTTGCTTGGCGCCGATGAGGACGTTGCGATCTTTGGTGAACTCATCTTCCTTACCAGGCTGCACAAGCGTCTTGCCTTGACGTGCGGCAGCAGCCAAGTCGCCAAAGGCGAGCAACTCGTCGATGTTTGTCATCAACGCACTGCGCTGCCTTGACTCCTGCGTCAAGGTGCGCAGCTTTTTCTTACCCTCAAGGATCAAACGTTCGTCTGCGCTGTTTACCTCGTCCATTGCTCCTTGAAGGGCAATGGGGTCAGTCAGCTTGTCGCCTTGCAACGCAGTAAATAGCGAACCTGCTTCACTGCGCTCGCTCTGCAGTCGCGCAGCCTCTGCATCCGCTGCGGCCTTTTTTGCATTAGCATTCTGCGTCGCTTCTTCAGTCGCCATGACTGCAAGAGTAGAGCGCTCGTTTTTGGTTTCTGAAGCGCGAGCAAGCGCATCTAGGTCGGATAATCCTTTACCCTTCCAAAGCTGGTACGCGACATCAAAGTCTTGAGCAGCAAGACGCTTGCGGTCGTTTTCTTCAGCAGCATTCTTCTCAGCAATCAAGCCGCGCTGGAAGTTGCGGTCTTCTTCGCGCTCTGTTGCCCGAGCTTGAATCTCAGCCTTCCCTGTCAAACCCTTGGCGATCCCTTCAAACCCAGCCATCATGCCAGGCGCAAAGCCTCGCTCAAACGCACCTCCTTGCTGGCCTCGCGCTTGCGCGTACTGAGACCAGAGCTGTTCGAGTGCGTTGGCTTGCGGACGGTAGAACTGAAACTCAACCATTGGTTACCTCAAACTCCTGCGAGGATGGATGCACCTGCGATTTGACCAATTCCGCCGACAAGGCCACCAAGCAAGGAGCCTTTGCCCTGCGCCTTTCCTGCTTTGATAGCAGCATCGCCGGAGATCTTGGCAATGTGCGGAGCCAAGAGTTGCTCGATCTCTGCCTGCTTTGCGGCTGCAAGCTCGGTGCCCGTGCCCTTCTGCAATTGAGCCAACGACGTGTAGTACTCGTTCGCTGCTTGGCCTTGGGCTTCACCCAGTTGCTGAAGCGTGGCGCCTTGCTGCCCAGCACGCATACGACGCACGAGGTCGGCGCTCAGTCCCTGTCCCGCCATGTCGGAGGCGAGCTGGTCCATCTGCAAGCCGTACGAACCAGCGATGCCGGCAGCGCGTTGTGCATACGCCGAACGGTATGCATCCATCAACGAACCTTGAGCCTGCTGCGATCCCTGCGTGATGTAGCCATACACCGCCGGCAATCCGTACTTGCCAAGCGCCAGCCCCTTAGGCATCGCATCCGGCACGCCATAGATGCCAGCAGCACCCACGTCAAAACCGTACTGCTCACCAGCACTAGCTTTGGCTTGGTTGAGTAGGGAGTTGTCCTGCTTGCCCTTCATCTTCTGCATCAAGCCTTGCAGCAGGCTTCCGCCGCCAAAGCCAGATTGGAAGCCCAAGCCTTGGGGAACGTCGCCGCCTTGAGCAACCCCAAGGATCTGCTCAAGCTGCTTAAGCTCTTCGGGAGAGAATCCGCCGCTTTGCTGTTGACCGAACAAGTCCATAGTTACACCTGATCCGTATCGTCCAGACGCCACACGATGCTAGACAACGTGAACCGCAAGCCTGGGCTTACGTCTACTGAGTCCAGCGTCATCTTGAACCAGTTGCCCTCCACTGCCCCTAGGCTAACTTCTTGCTCTGCGTTTGTCAGGTCAAGTGTCGATTCAGCCTTGACGTTTGTGGAGTCCCAATCTGTGTACACGCGCACCACAACCTCGCCGGCCTGTTCACGGCCAAACACAAGGTTCAGGTAGCACAGGAGCTTGCGCCGCTCGGCATTGCCCATGTCCATCCACGGCGTTTCGTAGTGCACCTTTTGCACGCCGAATGCGACCGTAGCGTTGTTGGGGATTGCAGTCTCAAGCGCATGCTCAAAGTGAATCCAGTAGTAAGATGAGTTTAGGACAACCGCTTCGCGTAGCACGCCCTCCACATCAAGGTATGTGGCCATTACGCCACGCATGCCCTCAAGAGCGTAGTCGGTCTGGTTTGAGTAAGCACCAGGGTTTAGTGACATCGCTGATGCAGTACTGGGATTGAAGTTGGTCAATGTCGGTTGACCAAAAACAACGATGTCCTGTCCCATCAATCCGGCAGTCGTGTCTGCTCTATCAAGCCAAACGACAAAGCCTTCTTCTGTGCCTCCAACCAGAACTTCGTCTTGGCCATCCTTGCTCCTGACCGAAGCAACAGACGTCAGGTTCGGCAAACGGTACAGGCTGTACACCGGCCCTTCCTGCGTGAGATCGCAGGTGAACCGATAGTTCTGCTTATCCTCATCAATGGTGCGCACAACGCAGGTGTACTGGCTGCGCTTGCGATTCATCGTGGCGTACGCAGTGTCCATGTACCGGCGGTCCACAGAGAACTGCACAAAGGTACTGATGTTGTCGCCGATGTACTCAGGGCTATTGAGGTTCGTTACACCTCGGCGCATAGTCGCCTGCAGGCCACGGTCAGAAAGGAACAGCAACGTGTTGTCTTTTGCAACCAAGGTGTTGTGCGAGACACAGCCGACGCCAGAGGAAACGATTTGCGGTACCGCAAAGTTGCCACCAACGAACTCCACGCTGGCAATCAGCCGGCGCTTTGCAACTACCAGCAGTCCATCGAATTCAATGGCGCCGGTGATCTTGTCTCCGCTGCCGCCCTGAATGCGGAAGAACTTGCTGAAGTCAACCTGCCCAGGCGACACAGGCCGTGACGGCGCAACGCCATCTGGCTGGCTTTGCAGCGCTGCATAGATCATTGACCCCTTGGACGAAGCAACGATCTCACAGCGAGGCGGACGGTCGTTTACGAACTCAGCCGGCGGACCAGACACAATCTGGTCTTCAGGGAACGACACTTGGTAGGTAGCCGTTCCATTGACCAACCGTGCCACACGATACATGGTCGCTGCGTTGCCGTCTGCGACTGATGCATAGATCCACACTTCGCAGCCATCAGGGCCAGTAGGGATGTTGGTCAGGTTGATTGCAACGGGACCAGCATCATTGGCTACGTCATTACCAGCAGGGCTAACCTCAAGCACGGGGCCAGGGTTACCAGCAATGCCTTGAACGGGATCATAGAAGCCAACCGCAACGAAGCGCTTGCCGAGCCACTTCTGCGCTGACTGCAAGTAGCGCCACGTGCACTTGGACTCAATGCCGCCTGTGCTGGTCACAGTCGATGTGTTGTTGACCTCAAGCTGTGTGTTCGGCTGGATTGTGACAAACGTTGTCGGAGTAAGCCATGTAGCTCCGTTGACTTGGATGTACTGGGCGCTGGCCTCGTACTGCAAGGTTCCAACGATGCCGGCATTATTGAAGTTGTACGGGCTTTGGAATCTGTCCATACCCGTGAACATGCCGTCATTAGATGCACGTGTTGCGTAGACAGCATCTAGCGATGTATCGAACGTTTCAAACGTTTGAGCTAGATCGGTAGCCGAAGCTACAGCATCAACTCCGTACCCGAACGAATGCACCTTTCCATTGAATGGCTGGAAGGTTGTCTGTTCGCTGTTGCCAAACAACTCAATCTTAGTTTGCGTGATGTCTGGACCATCGCTGGTGTCAAAGCCAGAACTCTTGACCAGCGCTCGCCCCGCGAATACACCGCCGTAGCCGCCGCCAGCGGCAAACGTTGGTGTGGTTCCATCTAGGTTGACAACCTTAATCTGCTTAAGTCTTTCTGTCGCAGCCGATCCGCTGTCCTTAACCTCAATGATGATGTACTGCTTGCCGCGCAATGCTGGTGTCGTAGACGCGTCATTTAAGAACTCAAATACGCAGCCCACTGCCTGTAACCAATTGAAGCATCCAAACTCTTGGATCGCTGTAATGGATGCAGACACCTTAATCTCGTTTGTTCCTGTAACTGCAGTGTATGACAGCCAAGGCACGCTAATAAGCCCAGTTGCTTTGAATGTCGATCCATTGACAGCAACTGCTGCAGGGCGCTGAGTCAACCCATCGTTTGTTGTCAACGAAAGGTAGGTGCGTTCTTCAGCATCCGTAGTTGCGGTGCGAGCACCGTAGACGGTTTGGTTCCACTGGTAGTTATCGGCGTGCGTGACTTCTAGCGGATCACGCGGGTACGGGTTCGTTGTGCTTGCCCGTGTATTGCTGAACGATTGCACGACAAACATGTCGGGCATGGGCCGCACAGAGGTGAATGGCCGAGCTACCATATGCTCCATCACCAAACTTCCACCACCACCGGCTGCTGTCCTTAGTTGCGAACCTGCCGAGGTAAGGAGGTTAGGCTCTGTGATGTTGATGCGTACGGCTTCAATCACCAAGAATCCGCCAGCAGCCGTAGATCCGCTAATCTTGACAACGCGGTACTGGCCTTGGTTTGCGCCATTCCATCCATATAAGGTATCGCCAACAGCAACAGCCGCAGCGCCAATACCAGCGGCCCCAGTGAACCTACGGTAGTGGCCATTGGCAAAGTATGCATTGCGCCAGTTGCCCCACATTACATCCTTCTCTGGATAGCGGTGGCGAATGTGGATGTAGTGCAGGCGACCAGGCGTGACGACCGCATCCGAGGTCTCGATGTAGACCTCATCTTTCTGGGCTAGGTCGTACCAACCGTAGCGCAGCTTGCCATCGACGCACTCGATGAACGGTCCTCCGTTGTTGGCATCGCTACCACGCCGGAGCAGGTTGATGCGGCCAGACGTCTCCTTGGGCGTCCACAGCGCTTTGAAGTAGAAGAACGAGCCGGACGACCACGTCATCGCTGTACCTAGGTTTTGCTCTAGATACGAGTTGCCGATGTTGTTGACGATGAACACGTCCTTGCCGGCAGGCAGAGGATCCTTCTGTTCTGTCGGCGTTTGGCTGCTGTATGCAAACAGCGGGAAGCGTGTTGTCGTAAAGTCCAGCTCTACGTTAGGAGCAGGGACTCCAGACTCAAGAGCATATGGCGTCTTCTTCTTGTCGGTGTCGATGACGACAACAGGACGACCGCCGTTAGTGGCGTAGACTTGGGATCCGTTTTCAGCGAACGTCCACTGGTTGGAGTAGTCGCCAGTCGAATGTGTCAGCGAGATGAACGGATGGCTATAGATGATGCCGTAGCTTTGAGCTGCTTCGTTACGGACCTTATGTCCGACGCCTTGATCAATGTCGAAGATCAAGAACGAAGTTGAGCTGCCAGGGTCTTGGTATGTGACGCTGTACGGATCGAAGTTCGAGTAGTCCGTTCCAGTCCACGGCTTGCGGTAGATAGTCGAACGGCCAAGCGTTCCATCTAGGCTGTGAACCCAACCTGTGTAGCGTGCCGGCTGAACAACCTTCAGGCTAGAAGAGAAGCTCGATTGCGATGGATCGGCTACCGAGTACGAGTCGCGAAGAGCGCCAATCGCCATCGTCGAGTTCTGAGCCGAGTTACCGGCAAGCGAGACAAGGTTCGCTGTACTGATCCATGCACCTGCCGGCGCACTTAACTCCGATGCGTTGACACGGACTGGAACCTTCTTGCCGTTGACATAGCACAGCGGCACTTTCAGATACTGACTACCGCTTGTGATTGTCGGAGCTACCCAGCGCACGTGGTGCCATTCGTCCGTAGACACAACGATGTCTGCGGTTGCAACGAATAGACCTTTTTCAGGGCGCACTCCCGCACTGACCTGTCCAGTACTGCCAAACGCAATCTGCGGCAGACCTTGGTTGTAACGTACTTGGAACTGAGTCTTGTGCCCTGGCACAAACACCACAGCTTGAGTTCCCGCAGTCGGAGTAACAGCTTGACCAAGATTGCTTGACACCGTAGTGCTAGTAATCTGCGGTACGCTGACCCAGCCAGAGACAGTGATCGTCGATCCAGAGGTTGAAACAACCTGACCGTAGACGGTTCCTGCCTGGACCCACATGCCTGGCGACACGCCTGCAAGCGACCATGGAGTTGTGTCTTGAACAGTCGTGGGTCCGTATGTGGTCGCAGCAGCCGTTGAGCTAACTACGCTGCGCCATGCGCCACTGTCCAAGGGGTACGACTTGTGGCCGCACCACATGACACCTTGGTATTCGTTGATGCCGTTGAGGTTGGCCCAGTAATCCCAGACCGTAGCGTATGCATCGGTCGTAGAAACTTGGAACGTCTCAGACCGAACTTGGTCAAACTCAACGCGGTCAGATTGCAGCGGCTGCCTAGCTCGGCCATACAGATCCTTGGCTTTGAACTCCAAGCACGTGCTCAGTTCTTCACTCGGGCCATCCTGCCGCCAACGATCATCAACTTCATATAGGCTTCCGCGCACACCTGCGTAGATGCGCTCGTTGAACCCATACAGCCCCAGCACGCCGTCATCCACAAAGCGCCGCTCGTTGACTACGCCACGCACCCACGACGGAGCGACGTCTTCACTGGAGACAATCGAGAACGGGCTGTAGATGCGCAGCTTCCAATACCCACCAACCACTGCACGGTTAGCCCACAGATCCTGCGTTAGCTGAACATCATCAAGGGTCGTAACTGACGGGTCGTAGCCCTTGCCCTTGCCGATGTATAGACGGCTGTCTTGGATGTCATCCTCAAACGCGGTGTATCCAATAACTCGGAAGGCGCCGGCAGCAGCGCGTGCTTTACCGCTTCCACGGTAAGCAGTGGCGATTGTCAGTTCAGATCCGCTCGCGTTAACCGCGTCGATGTAATAGAAGTCGCTGAGTGGTTCTGCGATTGTCTCTTCGACGCTCACAGGACGGGTGTCGCCATCTACGTACAGGTAGCTGCCAAGCACGCTTTGCTGGCTAGACGCTGCAGTCGAGCCATTGGCCACAGAGCTGGACGTCACATTGACAAGTCGACTTCCTTGCGTGACCGTGACGGTAGAAGCGCCGGACCCTAACGAGCCGCGCAGATCCTCATCGGTAAGCAACCGCTGTGGCAGGCAGTTGACCCCTTGGAGCTTTCCATTGCGAGCCGTGATTGTTTGGCCGGTAACAGATGACAATGCGCCAGCAGGAGTCGTAGCGAACCAGCGAACTTCATCTACGAGCAAACGAGCGCTGATTTCGTGAATGCCTAATGCTTTGGTTGCGCTAGGCTTGGGCTTGCAATCCCATCGACCACCAACGGTCAAGACTGTGCGCTCAATATCTTTCCTTGAGATCCGCATCTGCGGACCATCAAAGAACTCCACGTTGTAAGTGCCACCAGAACTGTTGGCTTCCGTGTCGGTCCAGTACGAGAACTCAACATCGTCAGGGTCACCTGAGACCGGTTTGATCGTCGACTTAGGCAACAGCGCGATGTACACATCGTACGTATCCGCTGTCGCATTGTAGTTCTGAATGCCAACCTGGATCGTGATGCGCTTGCCAACCCAACCAGCGTACTTGTCGTAGCGGTTGGTCATTGCCAAGTTTCCCACGCTGAACGGCAGATACCAAGGAGAGAGCGCGTGTGGCTGCGACGGGTCAATATCTTGGTTGTCAGAATATGACGCAACCTCAACACCAAACGCTTGAGCAAACTCACATGGCGTGTTGCTGTTCTCTGGCAACATAGCACGGTGACTTAACGTTAACAGTGGACGAGGCCGAGATGTACGTCCTGTATCGCTATCCTTGATATCCCATTGCACTAAATCAGGTGTGCCAGCAGAACGCATAAACCAAGCGGCAGCGTTCGTCGGATCATCGGAAAACTGTACACCTAGCTCACGAGAGAAGACACCATAGAACGCTTCTGTTTCAACAAAGCTAATCTCAAAGCCAAACCCTTGATCAGGCTGCGTTAGCATGCGCCGGATCTGAGTTTTGAACGTCTCGTTCTCCGACAGGTCGAGCACCATTGCTTCGCCCTCGCCGGACATGAACAGCATGTTTGATCCACGCTGGCCAGACGGGGCGATAGCGTTTTGCATCGGGCACAGGAATCCGTGCCGCAACCCGCCAATGACTTTCTCGTGCAGCACCGCGCCGCCTGAGTCGTCACACGGCCAATAGGCAATCAAGTTTGCAACGTTCGGCTCGAGATCGTCGCGAAGATCTAGGCTCATGCCAAGACTCCGTCGCGTGCGTGTTACAACGTCTGTGTATACGCCAATCTCGTTGAGGAGCGTAATGCTGGTGTAGTCGCGCAGCGTACTATAGATGCGCACATTGCCGATATCTAGATCACGCTGGTTCCAGCGGAAACACTGAACAAGCCAATTAGTATTAATGGCTGACCAAGTGCCAAATTTGCTTGATGCGCTGCCATCAAGGAAGTTGATTCTAGTTGAAACCGAGGCATCGCGATCTAGAAGCGTTAGACGAGCACCTCTATAGCTAACCGTATTAGTGCAAGCTACAAGCCGATACCCACGAAGAGCATTAAAGTTGTATTGGATTCCAGTCCAAGCAGCATATTCGTTGAATGCCGCCCCTGTGCTTGCTCCAGCCATTGGATCTCTTGATCCAACGACGTTGTTGGTAAGCATGTTTGCTTGACCAAGAGTCAGGTACGAGTCTCCTGATGTATGACCTGCTTGGATTCCATGAGGAGCTGTAGATCCCCAATAGCTATCTGGATCAAAATCGCTACGGTCCGTCAAAGCCATACCGCCGCTTCGCATGCAGGCGGAGTCGTGGCCAAACGGAATGAAGCCGGCGTGGTCCCACGGCGTGAACCGCATGCCCAAACCAAGGAACATTGCGTCGCGACCACTGAAGCGGATGCCGTAGCGGCACAAGTACGACAGCGAGTCCAGCGGCCCACGGCAAACCTCAAGACCAACCTGTGACGGTAAGGCTGCATCCGTGTACGTGTGGCTCGTGAAGTTGCCGTAGTCATCCGTCACATGGACAGCAAACTTGCCGTCTGCGTTCCAAGCGCCGGCGGTATGCGTTGCGCCGTCCCAGTCTGCTGGCGTTCCACTGTCACGCGACAACTGAACTGCAACGTGATAGCTCTTGCCAGGCTCAACGTAGCGGTGAATGACGACCGCTCGATACGCCATCGTGGCGTTCTGCGTGGCAGCGCCAGTGTTGCTTTGACCAGAGGTGAGGTTGTACTTGACCCTCTGTGGATCGACGCAGCCCCACTGGGCGTTGTCGTACCACATGAATACCAGAGCGTAGTTTGTGGGGCGTGGCTGTTGAGCTAGCTTAAGTCCATAGCCATTGCCGATGTTGGTAATGCCTAAAGCCCAAGACATCGGAGCAAGACGATCACCCCCCTTCTGGAGAACGATAAAGGTTTCGTCGAGCGCTTCATCGAACCCGTTTGGCGGGACCATCAGACTACTAGCAATCGACGGAACAGCCGGCGCGTTTACGCCTTTAACTTCTTGATCAAACAGTTTTTCGTGATCAGGAATGCGGAAGCTAACATTGAATTCAAAGCTAGGGCCGCGTCGAGCATAAAAGTGATACTGAAGGGCAATAGGATCAGTGAGAGATGCTCCAGTTCTGTTTTCGACAAAATCTCCACCAATGTCTGTTTCTTGCGCATATGGCAAATAGCCATAGCCACGCATTGGAACGTCGATATTCCTAGTGTCCAATACACCGCTTGTATGCTTTTGCAGTGGAGCAGACAGCACAGCCAACGGCTGCTTGCCCCTTAGGCTCTTCGTGCGAATTGCAGCGGAAGGCGCAGTTTGGTTGTTGAACTTGATGGACCCTTGCGCGGTGTCTACTGAAGCTCGGTCAAAGTCCACGTTGAGCGCATTAGGCGTCTCCGTGTCTTTGATTACGTTTTCGTTCAGATAGTCATTGACGCCGCCCGACAGATCCTTCTGCCGGACTTCACGATACTCAGGCCGATCAAAGTTCTGTGCTGCCACATCAGTTCTCTAGGATGCTGTAGACGATGTGAACAGTAGAATTCGCTGTCCCCATGATGACGGCAAAGCCGCCTTGCACAATGAAACCAGGCGAGAAGTCGTACACAGTTCCAGTGGTTGCCGCTGAGTAGGCGGGAGTCAACACTTCGGCTGTGTCTTGAGCAGACACGAGCTGAATGGTTGACGTCGCGGTTCCGCTAGCTACGAAAATACGGTGAATGACCGCCTTGCGATTGCTACCAAGCTGAAACACGGATCCAGCCGGAACAGTTGACGATGCCGCTGTGCTCGTATCGTCGGCATCAAACCGCCCAAGCGGTGATGCATTTTTTACGTCGCCGAGCGCTGCTCCTGTAGGCCAAAACGGGTTCGCATTAGATGCAACTACATACATCACTCGCGTTGCTGCGCTGTCACGGAAGCTAGTCATCAGTACCACCAGTAGTTGATGCGATCAGGGTCGAAAGGTCCGCGATTGTGCAAGGTTCGCTTATACACCGACGGCCCACGCGCATCTCGTGGCCCACCAGCGTACGTCATGAACTTGGATCCTTCCTCGGCAAGCTCAGGCTGGATAGCCCTCATGCCAGGGATGTTGTTCTTCTTCTGAAAGCACGCCTGCGCTGCCCGAAGCACCAAATAGCGGCAATGCTCATCAGGCAACATGACCAGAGTCTCGACTGTATCGTAAGTTTGAAGCCATGTGCTAAATCCAGAATCCACCGTAATTTGAGTAATCCTAGTCGGCCCGTAAACAACCGATGCATCGCTGTAAATGCAGCGACGAATCTCTCCCAAGTGCAGCCCAATATCCTGACCTGTAGCGCTTACTTGCCAATCGCTGTTGATGTATGCGCCCTCCTCAAGCTCTGTTTCTCCGTAGATTGGACTTGGCAGATTGATGATGTTCGTTTCAAAGGCTGCGGCTGGCGAAGCAATGCGCCCTTTAAACATCTTTGCTGGACGAACAGCGACACGCAGGATCAAGTCCTGAGCGGTGCTCTGGTTCCACACCCGAAGGGTGTTGTTGCCCTCCCACGACCAGTGCAATAGACGGTCGTTGGCCACCCACTTCGGGATCTCCATCCCCTGGCGCACACTACCCAGCGGCGACCACTTGTACGGGCTGAAGGTCGGCGTCGATGCCGGATCCGAATCGCGGCGATACACGCGGCAACACGCCATGACCCAAGTCGGCAGGCGGTACTCCCACACATTGCTCATTAGCTGGATTGCTGATGCACCATCTACACACATGGTGAAGTTGGAGTACTCTTTGTTCGCATCCAGCATCGTGCGATACAGGCCACGCAGTTGGCGGTCACCGTGTCGCACGATGGAGGCAATGGGGTACTTTGCTGCGCTCGAATCATCAAGCACATCCTGAACCTCGGCGATGAATTGGCTGACGTTCACAGTACCCCCTTAGTGTTGTAGCGAGAAAGGCTACTGCGCGTCAACCTTGCTTGTTGCGTATGTGCGCTTCAATCCGGTTGCATGCTCTGCCTTCTCGTGGGCCACACGCCACGCACGCTCCGCAGCCTCAGACTTCTGCTTGGCTTTGATGCGGTCGTTGTGGTGGTCCACCTCATCTGAGACCTGTTGCAGGTTCTTGCCCTGCTTCGTCAGGTCACACGCTTGCACCCGCGCAAGGAGGGTCTCTTTGTGGAACGAGCCGAGGAACTCCCCGTTGTCGCCCTCCCAATAGAAGACCGTATCCCATTCGCCGGTGTTGAATGAATATCGCACGACCCGCCAACGCCCAGGCTGCTCGTCGTTGTGCCTACGCACAGGCGACCACCAGATGGACAGGCAAGGATCGTAGTCCCTGAGTGCGCGGCGAGCACGCTCGAGGGAGGCCACAGGCGCCCAGACGGGATCCTGCGGCCTCCACCGAATGGTGCGCCGAGCTACTTCAGACTGTAGTTCGACGCGCTTTCTCATCTATCCAAGAACCCGCCTGGAACGATAATCCAACGAGCTTCAGGATTTCCGACACCAGCAGTTGTAAACAACTGAGATGAAATGAACGCCCCTACCCCAGTACCAGCTAGGATATTAGGTGTCACGGCATACACGTTGTTGTTTGGAATTGCTGTGTCAGCGTTTTGCGGTTGACTTGCATCACCTTGGATGCCACGCACCACTTTCTGGTACGTGTAAGTCACCTGCACTGTAGTTCCGTTGGAAGGAGTCGTAGCCGTTGTATTCGGGTCAGCACGAGAGACCCAGCCACCACCGACCGTAATCGTCTTTGTTCCGTCGTTTACGGCTGTGATGATGCCGTAAGCGGATGCGGTCCAAAGATATTGGCCGACGAAGCTGGAGTCTAAGGTAATGCCGGCACCCCACGGGTTTGCACCGCCATCAACAACAGTTGTTGAAGTGATGGTTGTGGTAGCCGTAGAGGTGGTACGAGACAGGCTCATTGACAGATCTGTAGTCCAGCCAACGGGCACCTCCATCATTTGGAGTCCTACGACATAATTCGCAGTGTCCAATTTGAACGGAAGGTGGAACCGCTGCCCTGCTGGAGCTGCAAGCATGTCACGTCCAACAGCCAAAGTAGCCGTCGAGGTGCCGCCGGTAGCAACAGTCGGAGTAACCGTGATGCGAGTGATCGTGGAGAACACAAACACCGAACGGCAGACAGCAGAGGTTGTTAGGGTTTTAGCGCCGTTTTCCGTTAAAGGATCACCGAAAGCATCGGTTCCTTCAATGGTGTAGCTAAACGTGTCTAAGTTGTTGCTGACGGTGAAGTCAACAGTCGACGGGACGGCCATGTACCACGTAGAGTTAGCAGTCGTTCCGATGCGCTTGCCAAGAGGAGACGCAATTGATTGCGCTACCAATGACAAGTTCAACAGAATGGGCTGGTTAATCGCTGCCGTAGTAACGACCCCTGCTGTCTCTACAGACTTCAGGGAGTTCCAAGTTGCCGTCCTGACAAGTCCTTGCGGAGCATGAGCCGGCATCGTGATTCTGCAAGACTCTCGCAGAGATCCTCGATAGCCGCCTTTTGCAATCGCATTTCGGTTGAAGGTTGAAGTCATGGACGTCCTCCTTTCAGGATGTCAGTTCGGTCAGAACTGCACCCGTGCGGTTGCGGACTTCCACGATCATGTTGTCTTCCCACGTCCAGCCACGCCAGTACTTGTCGAGGTCTTGGAGGCGCTCCCACGTCGTGACGTCACCGCCAACCAACGGCTGGAGCGGCGAAGTCTCGAGGATGTGGAACTGGTCCAAGGCCATGAAGTACACGCGGTTCTGGTAGCAGAAGCGATCCTTCACCCAGCCAATGCCGTTGAAGGTCAGCGTCTTGTGGCCACCGGTCAACTCAAGCGTGTTGTTGTAACGCTTGTCCGGCGTCAGCAACTTGACGTACGAGTTATAGGTCGGGAACGACGAGAGCAGCAACTCCACATTGGCGTTGTTGATTTCCTCGGCGTCCGAGATGGCCTGCTGCATCAGCTCTTCAGTCAGCGGACGGTTACCCGCGCCACCGTTGTCGAGCACGATTGCCTTGTTGAAGTCTCGAGCAGAGGTAATGCCTTGGAAGTACACGGTCGTGTTAACCGTATCGCTTTCCGAGGCCGTCTGCTGCAAACCACTGTTCTCCATGCCGTTCAACGTACCCGTGTCCGAGAACACGCCGCCAATGCCCATCATCTCACGGCGGTAAGCCGTGTCGCGGATGGGTTGAGCAACGGTCGGAGTTGCGGTCGAAGAAGCACGTACGATCCAGTGGCCAGCAGCGGAAGCAGCACTAAACGAGATCGCTGCCGAACCAGCCGTGTTGTTAGCGGTGATGGTTACATCCGCTCCGCTAACAGCCACTTGGTCAACAATGATCACAAAGTTGCCAGCGGCATCCCAAGCGGAGGCAACGCCAGCGTTGTCGAACTTAGCCAAGCGCATGCCGCTCTCAATGTACTTATCGAGCGTGCCGGCACCGCGAGTGGTCGCAGCGCCTTCAATCGACGAGTTCACCTTGAGGGTCAGCGTGGCAGAACCACCCGCCGTTGTCTTGACTTCAGCGATACGACCCGAGCCGTCATTGTGAACCTGACGAGCACGGTCGATCATGATGTCGTCGATGATGCCTTCCATCTCGATCTGCATCGCTTCGGCATAGGCACCACCGTTGGTCTTACCGTGACGGATGGTGTCGCCGTCCAAAGCGATACGAGCCATACCCTTACGGGTGATGGTCGAGTAGGTAGCAGCATTCTGCGAACCAGGGTCAGGGATCAAGCCACCGTAGCCCACGTTGTTAAGGCCGGTCGAGCGACCGAACCGCACGGGGAACACGATGTACTTACCCGAGACTGCTTGGGTCGGACGCTTGTCGATCATGCTCAAGAGCACGTTCGAGTTGTTGCGAGCGTCCGGCAGGAGTTGAAGGAAGTAGTTAGTTAGGAGATGGTCGTAGTACGCACTACCTTGTGCGTACTTTACGCCGTTGTCGGCTGTCACAGACATGGATCAGTCCTTAGTTTGGTTGTGAGCTACTGCACACCGTTCTTTAGCTGGCTCACGAAGTTCTTAAAGCCTGAGCGCCACTGTCCACTCTGCAGCTCCTTGGCGGAAGGCTTCTGAGGAGCGTTGCTAGTGAGGCCAGGGGTGCCGGCTGTAGGCGGGATACCAGCTAGTTGGGATGTGTTTGCAGCCCGTTGGTCACGTTGCGAAGACATGAAGTCGGAAAGCATGTCGGCTTGCATCGCGTGCAGCTCGGCAGCAACCTCCTCCAGCGGCTTATTGGGGTTAGCCATTTGGTAAGCCGCGACCACAACCTCCGCTTGTTCCCGTGCCTTCGCGTTGCCTTGGTATAGCGGCATTGCTCCAACCACGGACTTGATGCGATCCATGTGCGACTTGGTGGTCAACTCGTCGCGGAACTTTGTGAGATCCGCGAGCTGGCTCTGGATTCGCATGAGATCTGATCTGGTCTGCTTGGTGACAGGATCCAGATCGGAGTCATCGAAACTTGCATCGGTTTGTCCAGCCCCGATCGGGCGCCCGTGCAGTTGAGACGCACGTCTCTGTACTTCTGCAAGAGCTGCTTCGGGGTTGGTTCTCATCAGAGTCTCCATCTGCTGGGCGAACTCGATAGCGCCGGCATGCTGCTGCTTCAGCGAGTTCGCTTCCTGCAAACGTTTCTCTGCGGCAGAGGCCATCTGTGCGCTACGGCGCAAGTCGGCAACTGTCGTGTCCATTTCGCGGCCATCCACCTTCAAGCGGACGACTGCATTGTCTTGTGCGTAGTTGATCGGAGCTGCGGGTTGTTGCGGTTGTTCGCTCACGGGATCACCTCATATCCGGCTGCGGCTGCACGAGCGTTGGCTTCGCTACGGCCTTGGTTCTGAACGGGGGATGCAAGTTCATTGGCACGTGTCTCGCCTTCGATCTGGGCACGCTTGGTGTCGCGAGGGCGACGCCACAGCCAACGAGGCTCAACCGTGAACGAACCAGGCTTGCCGGCGACCATAGATACCGGCAGGGTCGTGCGCTGACCGTAGTAGCGCAAGCAGACTTGGCACACGACGTCTTCGTACCACGGAGCTTCGTGCTTCGGCTTGTAAGCCGAGTTCCACTCATTAGGCCCAACCACGCCACGATTGGGGTTGCTCTTCAGGTACACACCATGCGACGGTTGGCCTTCAGGGTGCGGAACGCGGCACTTGACGAAGAACGTGTAGATCTCGTTCTCCTTGGCCTTCTCTGCTTCAGTGCGCTCCTTGATCTCCTTGGTCGTCTTCTCAAGCAAGGACTCGACGTTGTACGCCTCGATCTCGTTCTCACCCTCGATGGGGAACAGAGGCGTTAGGCGTGCCGTGCTTTCAGCGACAGCAGCGCGGGATGACGACAGCTCCTTGAGCTGTGCGCCAATGGATGCAGCGTCAGCGTGTTCTTCACGCTTCATGCTGCGGGGTTTGATGGGGTTTGTTTCGGTCATAACTTAGAAAGTAGGTTGGGACGCTTGGCCTTTTTGGCCTGGGGTGCCTTTGACTGCTTCAGCCATTTGCATGGCTTGCATCTGGGCTTGCTGGATGAACATTTGATGCTTCTTCCAGTGGTCGGTGATGAGCGCCTGCGTTTGTACAGAGAGTCGCTTGAACTCTGGCGTGTACATGTAGGCGATGAGCACGGCGGATTCCTTGACGTGGTCTTCCCATTCCATGACGGGATAGCCTTCGTCGCCGTACTTCAGCGGATCCTTGATCATCTCTTGGATCTCGCGCTCTTGGTTACGCTCGGCTTGTAGTGTGCGCTTGATGAACTCGTCGCTCGTGTTGTAGTGCAAGCCCTTCAAAATCAACGCTCGTGTTTGATCGTCGAACTGCGGGTTGAACGCACCAGCCTGCAAGGCGTCGAGCATCTCTTCGCGGCCAGAAGCCACGGTGTCTGCAACCGACGGATTGCCAACGATAACGAAGTCGTTGAGCAGATCAGCACCGCTGAACTCCTGCACAACCCACTCGTTGTCTTCGCCGAGGTAGCGCATCAAACGCTTCTCGCCGTAGTACAGCTTGCCGAGCGCAAGCGAGATCTTGCCGGCGTCGCGAACGGTACGCAGCGTGGACTTGCCTGGAACGGTTAGCGTGATGAAGCGCTCTTCGTTGATGGCACGCACTGCACTGCCGGAACGGAGCTGGCCAGGCAGTCCTTCGGCGTTGATCTCGGATTGCGCAGCGGCCTTGTTGAGGTCGGCTTCGCATGTGTCCATGAACCGCGCAACATCCGGCGGGATCTGCGGCGGCGGACCATGCTGCACCTTGAACGAGGACACCTCGTTGACTTGGTAGATGCGGCCACCGCCAACAGGCATGTTGTTCGTGTCGATGCCGGACTGATCGCCAACGTAGGTGTTGGGCAGACCGAACGTCTCCATGAACTGCATCATCACCGTGCGCGATGCGTTCAAGTAGTACTGCGGTCCAATCAAGTCTTCGACGAGCGACGCGCCCCAGAACCGGCCCATGTGAGGGCACCAGTCGTCCTTGACGTAGGGGATGTGCGCCCAGCCTGTGCGGTCAGCAGCGTAGGGGTTGTCGAGACCACCGGCGCGATTCAAGTTGAGGATGCGGCCACCGGCGTACACAACGCGCATACCCTTGGGGTATTGCTTGCTGGGGCGCTGCCAAAGCTCAACGTACTGCGTGCGCTTGCCGCGCTTGTCTTCCGGCTGTGCCCAGTCAACGAGCGACAAACCAGACCCGTTCGACATGAACGCGATGGCTTCTTCGTAGTTGCGCAGACCAGCGTCTGCTTCCATCGGCTGGATGTCTTTGGGGTCGATATCGAACTTCTCCGCGATGCGGTCGATGTCGACGTAGTGCTTCTCTGCGAACCACTGACATCCCATCATCTGCGAGTCGCGGCTGCTGCTATCCTGGAACGCGGCAAACGGCGACAGGACGCTAATGCTAATATCGCCTGGTGCATAGTCCTCGAATAGACCTGACTGGTCTTTCTCTACGCGCATAGACTGCGTGAGCATCTGCTCAGGGATTACGCGCTTGGTTTGAGCATCGCTGAGATAGAAACGATCCGGCTCGCCCTTGAAGGGATCCCATTGGATCTTGAGGAACGAAGAGCCACATACGGCCTTCCACATCGTGGACATCATGAGATGCCACTCGAAGTCAGTCACTTCGCGGATGTGGTCAAAGACCTTCTCCGATAGCTGTGCTAGTTCGCGGTCGCGGCTAGTGCCGGTGGGCGGACGAACGCGGAACTTCGCATTGACCGCGAGCACTTTCGCACACGCAGCGAGAGTGCGTGAGCGAATGAGGTTGATCTTGTACTGGATCGCTTCGTCGGGGTTATCGAGCGCAGCGTCGTAGAGCTTGCCCTGCTCGAAGAAGAAGCGTTGCTTTCCTGACCAGAAGGCGACGTTGGAGATCCACGACTCTTCGAGTGCGAGTCTTTCAAGACGTGATTCATGCAGACCGACACGCTTGTCGATCATCTGAATCAAGTCACCTTCGTTGGTATTGATCATCCCGCTCCTGCTGGGCGACGTGCCATGTATGCTCGCGCAATCGGCTCAGTCGAGACCTTCTCTCGATCTGTGATCTCCATAGCTCCAGCAACTGAAGCGGCTTGTGGCTTCTCTGAGAGCGCGAGCATCGCTTTCATGAGGTCGCGATTCTGCTCTGCCAAGCGTAGGTTTACGCGCACAAGTGACCAGCACACTGCCACAATAGGCAATGCGCACATCAGCGCGGTCATCACCAACACTCCGAACTCCCAGCCATTCAACATGTCAGTTGCCATTGAAGAGACGCCTCTTGGGTCGTGGCGCAGATTGACGTTGGTCGTACCGCGCCCAGTAGCGTTCTGATTCCGTCTTAGGCATTGCTGGCTCAGGACGCAATAGGCCACGTGTCCATGACTGATCACGGACAGCGAGTGCAATGCCATATGCAATTACCATGTCATCGTGACCGCGAGACTCCATCTCGCCCTTGCCGTTCCAGCGCTGATCGCGCAATTCGTACAGCAATTCCTCGTCATAGATGACACAGTTGTCATCGAACGCACGCTTGATGCGGTCGATCAGGAGAGGCTTGGTTGTGCTGTTTGTGTGCCAGCCAAGCACCTCGGAAACTTGTTTGGAAATCGTGTCTTGGCGCTGGCGCTTGTAGATCTTCTTGTAGCCCCTGTTGATGGCTTCCATGCAAGCGGTGTAGCCGTGGGCTGAAGGATAGGTCTCGAACGCGAGCAGCGCTTCGTTGTAGTACCACGACAGCCAGGCGCACTTCGGCCCCCACACGTGCGGGTCATCGCGCTCTTTCCAGCGTGCGACCATCTCGCAGGTTTCGCCTTCGATCACGACTGCAACAGCGAAGTCACCTCGAGCAAGTCCGCCGGCGGTGTCGGACGCGCACACATACTTGCGGCCCTCTTCAGGATCTTTCCAGATCTGAAGTCCTCCGCGTGCGTAAGGCTCGAACTTGAAGTTCATTCGGCGTCTTCGTCACCAAACACATAGCGCGATGTGTGAACCATGAGCGGCATTGACTTGCGATCTCGGTTCGTCACAACGTTGAAGTCCATGTATTCAATCGCATCTCCATACGTCATGCCATCTCGAGTCATGAAGATTTCGATGCACTTCTCGTAGCTGTACACAGCAACAAGTTCTTCGGGGCCAACCCATGAGAACCCGAGCAGTGCATCATCGAGGCCGTCAAGTTTGTATGTCATTGAGCTTCCACCCTCATGCTGCCGACGAACTTGGGTTGATTGTCGCGAGCCTTCGCGAGCAGGTAGTCGATCTTCTCGATGTCGAACACAGGCCGTCCAGTTGACATGAACGCGAGCTGTGGGCGCGAAGGATACTCTTGGTTGAACAGCGCAAGATCGTTGGCGATCTCTTTGTCTTGGATCTTCTGCCGGCGCCACAGCAGTTGGTCGATGCCAACGCTTTGTAGGCCAACGTTCATGCGCACGAGCTTGGACTTCTTCTCAGGTGCGCAGGTCTTGATCGTGAATGACCCATCTGCGTTGAACACCAGCTTGCGCCCTTGCTTGACCACCACGCTCACCCACTTGTCAGCAGGTGTGAAACGGCGGATGTAAGTTTGCTTGACAAGCCAGCGCTCTTCTTCGTCGAGCGATGCATTCACTTGCTCGAGGAGCTTGGCGGGGATCTCGCGATTGGATCCGTACGTGCGCGTCCAGCGGTACTCGTCGTGTTCCCACCAGGCGAAGAAGACGGCGTGCCACGGATCGTTGCGCTCTAGCAGGTTGACGTCGCGCTGCTTCCACGCACGCCAGAAGTCGTCACGGAATTTCCCTTGGTCGCCATTCGCGGTGGACTCGTCGAATCCGTACGTACCTGGCAAGGTAGGCAGAGAAGCCATCACACCAGCTTGCTTGCGTTCTGCGTCGGGCCAGTGCGCGGTTTCTGACAAATGCACCATTGTCCTCGTTCCGCCCCGCCCTGGCTCTGGAGTTTCTGCGGACGTTACGTGGATCTCGCCTCGGATCGGGTCTGTCCATACAAGTGAGCTGGTTGCCTTGGACTTCATCTTGAAGTCCCATGTCACGGGTTCGTTGGTCTGCGGGTTGTACGTCTTGACCATGGACGTACGAGCGGTATCTGCGATTTGCAGCAGGAGCTTCGAGCGGTCTTTGTTGTCGGCGATGATCAGTCCGCGAAAGTTCTTCTCGCGCAGGAGCTTCTCGAACATGCACGCCTGCACGTACGTGGAGAAGCCCATCTGACGAGCTTTGAGGATGATGATGCGCACCGGCACACCGGCCATCTCCATCTGCATGATCCACGACTCAAGCCGGCGCTGTGCGCGGTTGAGCTTCAGCGGATGGATCTTGCCGGCCTTGTCGCGGATGGGGAAGTAACGCTCGATCCACTCACGGCGCGAGAGGCGCGTGCGCACGAGCGACACGCCTGACTCCGAGCGAACGAACTCAGGCGCGGGAGCGCTGTCACCATAGACACCGAAGTTGCGATCAAACAGCCCCGAGTACAGGTAGTTGTCACGTACCTGCACATCCTCGCTGGTTTCATCAACGCGCTTTTGCAGCGCGGAGAGATCGGCAGCTTTGGGTGCTTTGAACGCCACGTGTCACTTTTGGACGGTCTGCTGTAGCGACTGGGCACGCTCAAACATTGAGTTGATCATCGCGGCCATGCGACCATCAATCTCTGCGATGCCACTGAGCATCTGGTCTACCTGCTCATTGAACTGCTGCGTGGCCTTGCGGCGCTCTTCCAGCAGATCAACGATGGCGGACACATGCTGCGAGCGAGCAAGTGAGTTGAAGCGGTACGAGCGACGGTTGCGCTCGCGTGCTTTGTTGAGGTGGTACTCGCACATGCGTGTGTCATCGTGCACCGGCTTGGCGCACTGCACGCACTTGCCGCCTTCCTTCATGCGCTGGCGATATTCGCGCATGTACTGGCGGAGGCGTTCACGACGGTCGAGGTCAGAGATTTGTGTGTTGTTGCTCATTGGACTGGTGGCCGACGACTCATCGCCGCCGGCCAAGATTCTCTGCCAGTCCCTCTACACAGAGAGTCCTGGCTGACGGTACTTCAGCGCATTGACTTGCTGCCACGGCAGCGCCACTTCTTGCGCGACAAGTTGTTGGGAGAGTTGGGGTCTGACTTCCAGTCCCCACCGATCTTGGCGGATCGAGCGCAGTAGGCATCGCCCTTGGGGGTGCCAGGGCGAATCTCGGAACCAGCCTGCCCGTACTTCACGGTGCGGGTGCGGCCAGTCTTGGCGGAGGTGACCTTTTTCGAGAAACGCTTTTTCATGGGCGAGCCTACTGCGCACTTCCTAGGGATGGGGGCTTGACTCTTACGACGCGAATCGTACACTGCCGACCAGTCCCACGCAAGATAGTTTTATGGCAAAATCAAAATGGAGCAGTATGACCACACAACTATGGCGCAACCCTGAAGTTGCATCGTTGAGCATGGAGGCTCGCGGTCTGTTCATGGAGCTGGTCATGTGGCAGCTCGAGCAAGGCTTCATCCCCGACGACCCGCTGTACTTCGAGCGGCTGTACGGTCGATTATGCTCGACTGACTTTCATGCGTCATGGGCCGAGGTGACTGGCATCTTGGCTCGGACGGACAAGGGCTTTGTGTCGCCGTTCGTGGCGCAGGTCATGGAGGCTGAGAACCAGGCGAAGGAGGAGGCTCGGCAGCGCCAGTCGAAGAAGCGCGGCAAGGATGCGAAGTCCTGTCACGCCGTGTCACGCGTGACATCGCGTGACCTTCCTCCCCCCTCTCCCTCTCCTCTTCTTTCCCCCACACCCCCTATTAACTCCTCTCCCCTCACCCCCTCTCCATCCTCTCCCGAGGGGGCCGAGCCAAAAGTCTCGGCGGCGACCCAGCGTGAATTTCTCGACTGGTGGAAGGCACGCTGGAAGCAGGCACGGGGCACCGAGTACCTGATCCAAGCCAAGGACGCGGTGAGCGCCAACAAGCTCCTCAAGGCTGCGTCGATGGACGAGGTGAAGCACAGGGCCGAGCTGATGCTTGACCACCAAGACGCCTGGATGGCCGCTAGGGCGTCGTTGACCACCTTGTTGGGCCAATGGAACCAACTGGTCGCCAAGTCCCCGCAGAGCGCAGCGCAGCGCGTTACAGTGGGTCAGCCTCCGCGCAGCTCCGATGACGAATTGCGCGACGAATGGGAAAAGTGGAACTCGAGGGTACGCAACGCGATTCCTCCGTGGGTAGGCTCAGAGCAGGCCAAGCAGGACATCGAGATGCTCAGGGAGATCTGGAGGAAGAAGAATGCAACAAAGGCAGCGTCCACCTGACGTGTGGATCATCGTCTACCACAGCCAGGCTTACGGCCCATTCGAGACGCGGCTAGATGCCTGCGATGCGGCAGCTAGGCGCTGGGGAACGGAAGGAGACTGGGAGCCACGTTTGCTGAATCCCAGTCTGACCAACACTTGCATGACGGTGCGCAAGGCACCGCCGCAAGTCACTCCGCCTTGTTGAAGGTTAGCTTGGTCGCAACAACAGGTTGCAGCTTTGCGGCTGCTTCCTTGACGGCGTAACCGCCTTGGCCGGCCATCACCACTTCCCACGGGATGATGATGCCGATCTTCTCGAGCAGCACTTTCAGAATGGGCAGGAGGATGCTGACCCACCAGGTCGAGCTACCGGCGATCTTGGCAAGGATGGTTTGGATGTTCATGGGAGATTCAGTTGCGGAGGCGGAGGTTCTTTAGGCTCGGAGATTTGCGCCTCAATCATCTTCGAGACCAGCTTTTTGGCTCGCGCCTGTTGTAGCATCTCGATGGCCTTCAGCACATGCGTGGGCCGGCGGGACGTTTTCAGGATGCGCGTAATCGTACGTGACACCATGTACTCGGCCTCCGCTTCAGAGAGCGGGATGCCGGCGTCGAGTTTCTTCTCGATCTCAGCGATGCGTTCAAGGAAGCTCGTGTCGGCTGCACCGACATAGCTGCTTTGGTCGCCCTGTCCGCCGTTGCTATCAGGTCTCACCCAGATGTGCTTTCTGCCTTGCATGCGCCGTTCGTAGTCTTGCCGGCCACGTGAGTTGCTGTAACGCATGAGCGCGTCGGCGTCATCAAGACTCATATTGGGCACGTAAGGCTCATCCGACGTTAGGTCGTCGCCCTTCGTGCCCATGATCAGCGACCCATGCCGCCGCTCTTCATCTTCATGGCGCTGCCAGTCTTGGCGCCCTTCGGCATCATAGCCTTCTTCGCAGCACCGCCAGCTTTCGCCGCCGGCATGCGCTTGGGACCAGAAGCCTTACCCATCATCTTACCGCCACTCTTGCAGGATGAACCCTTCATATCACTTCCTTTTGGTTTTACCGCTGATGCGCATGGCACCGGCTGGTGCCTGCATAGCGGAGTTCATTGCATTGCGGCGACGCTTGGCTGTGTTAGCGGCCAGCGCTTCGCGCAATCGCTCGCCTTTTTCATAGCCCCGCGTTTCCCTGCGCTCATGGCGCGGACCTTCGCCTCGTTCGTACTTACCTTCGCGTTTTCCGTGTGCCATATCAATATGTGCTTTGTAGGCTAGCAAAAGCGTTTACGGCTTGATCGTAAGCAAGTTTCTGGGTTGTAGTCAACGTTAACGGAGTGGTGATTCGCAGGTAGTTGACATCTTCTCGAGGATCGGCCTCGAGATCGTAGAACGCATCAGCGTTTGTGCGAACGTTAGGAGTCCACACGCCAACTGGACCTTGCGTCATGCCAGTAAACGTGGTGCCCGTCCCGTTGAACCTGATCAACTTGTAGAACTTGCCGCTGTATTTAGTGACAATTGCACGTAGCCCAATTTCGGTTGCGCTTAAATGCGGGATGTTATATGCAAACTTGTCTACTAGAAGACTAGTTCTGGGGTGTACGTACTGGTAATTCAGCAATGTGTACGCAAAATGAGTGCTATTGCGCGATCCTGTAAAGTCCCCAGAACTATGATTTGGCGGTGTAGAAACTAAAGTTGTGTCGCCTTCAGCCATTACGATCAAGGTATCAAATAGATCTGAAGGTGAGATTAGAGCGTTGTTTGTGCGACCAGGTCGGTCGATGTATGCGCCAGCTACGACTAGGGGCACGTTTACGCCTAAGTCATATGCGCTGTATTTGCCTTTAGCAGAGTCTAGTCCGTCAGCTACGTATTCGGTTCCGTTGTCTGACCAGACGATGATAACCGTGTTGGCTAAAACGTCTTGTGGGATACCAGCTAAGAGTTTGCCAAACAACGTGTCCATGGACTGTACCATGGCTGCGTAATACAACTGCTTGACATTCGCGGTAGCATCTGTGCTTGTGCCATTTTCAGGAAGCACATATCTTGTTGTGTCGTACAGATCAGCCGGTGGCCGATGCAAAGGCCCATGCGGTAAGTTAATTGGAATGTACGCGAACCACGGCTGAGACTGACGATTGATCCATTCTAGTGCTTTGTCAACCGTCCACTCTGGCAGGTAGCGATCAACTCGCTCCATCGAGACATCTACGCCTTTAGCCGTCTTTTTAGAGTGCCATCCCTCAAAGAAATAATAGCCCTGGAAGTCAACGTTGCCTTGCGTGCCATAGAACTCATCGAACCCGACGGTAATCGGATGCGATGCAATGCCGCCCATTGAGCTGTAGTTAGACAAGTGCCACTTGCCAAACGCTGCGCACTTGTAGGCGTATCCCGTTCCTTCTTTTAGTCCACGCGGCAGGCCAACCTCTAAATCTAGCAATGCTTGGTCATTGGTATCTACGAGTGCGCCGATTCCAGTTTTGAACCCAAACCGGCCAGTCATCCACTGTGCGCGTGTAGGCGAGCAGAACGGTTGCGAGTAGGCTCGTGTGAACTTGACGCCACGCTGCAAAAGCGCATCAAGGTTAGGCGTAGGAATATCGCCAATAGCGGAATCATAGCTGCTGAGTGAATATCTATCTGCAAATTGCGCCCAAGCATCCATGCCGAAGTCGTCCGGCGCCCACATGATGTAGTTCGGCTGTCTGTAGTTGCTCATTGTGGTTGTCGTACTAAGGTCTGCGGCACGCACACCATGTCCGCTAAAAAGGCGCTTTTCGTCAAGCACAAACCGACATTTTCCCACGCCCCTAACTACCTACCACCACCAGCATTAGCACACAGCCCCACAACCATCACTTGCCAACCCTTGACCGCACTTGCTACAACCCCCACACCCCCACAGCGCTAGCGTTAGCCCCCACGTCAGCGTGTGAGCTTGAGCCACACACCACCAGCGCTGTTAACTTACGCAACAGGGTGTTGCCAAATGCAACAGCCGCCTGCCCTCCCGCACGCTAGCACACACAAAACGTTAGCCGCTACCAAAATTGCGTGAGGGCATTGCCCCCTCCCCGCATCGACGGCCACGAAAGCCCCCTGCCACCCTCCCGTGGGGGGTGTTCGAGCGCACGAACGCACGCGAACGGGCGCGAACGGGCGTGGTCGGCGATGGGCATTGTACCCGCTCGCCTCGCCTCGCCTCGCGTCCAGCGCAAGCGAGCGGCAAGCGGTGAGGGTAGTGCGGGCGCAAGCGGCTAGAAACGCAAGAAGCCCCGCTCACGATAGTCTCGTGAGCGAGGCTTCAAGTAGTGCGAGGCGGCTAGGCTATTCGGCGGCTCTTGAGTGAGGCAAGCCCTCGAAGTCAAGGCGAGCGTTCTCTAAGCGAGCGAGCGCGGCAGTCAAGCCCTCGCGGCACTCTAGCCGCTCGCTGTCGGTTGCCGCCTCGCTTAGGTCTACCTTCCAGCGTTCCGCCGCCGCCGCGCAAGCCTTGACGCGGGCGAGTGCAAGCGGCAAGGCTTGGTAGTGGTGCGAGTGCCGCTTGCCATCGTACGGTAGATCTTCCGCCGCGCTCGCGGCTCGCTTGAGGTTCGCGCTCTTACTGCGAGGCTTGCGAGCGTTCCGCCGCTCTTCCGCCGCTTGAGCCGCCGCTTGAGCCGCTTCCAACTTGAGCGGGTTCGGCGATTCCGCGTAGGCGGCGGAAGTGCGCTCGGCGAGGTACTCCAAGCCCTCGCCACGCTTGAAGCCTTGCCCCGTGAAAGTATCGGCGAGGTTGCGAGGATCAAGTTGGCGGCGGATTTCGCACCCTGCTGCTGGACGGTATAGCTTGGAGTAGCAGTAGGGCGGCGGATTCTTAGCATGGGCGTACTTAGACTTAGGCGGAGTAGGCGGAACGATATCCGCCGTAGCGGCCTTATTTCCGCCAAGAGCGATAAGGCGCAAGCTCTTGAGTGCACGGCTATCGGTTAGCTGGAAACCCCAACTAGTAGGTTCGCGGCTAGGCGGTGTACCTTCACCGCTTGCCGAGACCATACGCTCCAAGGTTTCGCGCTCATCGCCTTGAAGCTCGCGTAGA